GGTACAACCAATGAGGTTCTATGTCTGATCGTCAGTCAACTCGGACCCTTCAGTTAAGAACTATCCTCCAGCAAATAAATGGTGCTGGAACAGTTCAATCTGATGGGACCGCTGTCTTTACTTTCCCTCTCACCTCTTTCCGTAATGGGTCTGAAAACCCGTTTTGGAAACAGATGAGTAAGCAAGGTTTAGACGCGACTGGCGCCCTGACGGCGGAGGACCGTAACATTGTCTGGCAGACTGCTGACCCCGTGTTAGTTAAGTATGATGATCTCACCTTTGGTGGGCAAGTCAAACTTATCTACAAGGGTGTCGGCACTCCCGGCTTTGCTATTCCCTTTGCTATCGGCGAATACACAGGACATCTAGGCCAAGTCGATAACCGTGCCCTTGTGGCTCTTCATCATGACATCCAATCTAAAGATACCGTCACTCTTGGCGGCGTCTTTTTGGGTGAATTGAAGGAGACCATTAGGATGCTCAAGAACCCGGCAGCAGAACTTCGTAAAGGCCTCACGAAATATCTCGATGAAGTGGTACGTCGCGCTAAGCGAATACCGCGGAACCGTTATACTCGTGCGGAACTTGCGAAAATGCTGGCGGGAACTTGGCTTGAACATACCTTCGGCTGGAAACCTTTTATAAATGATATAAAGGACCTAGCTTCGGTCTTCGCGCATAACGAGGATTTATTTCCTCGTAATCATGCGCGAGGCCATGGGTATGATCAGTGGGTCTCGGCCATAAATGTAAGTCAAGGTTCGTTCTCGAACTTGCGATTTCACGACGAATATCGCGAGATTCGAGGCGTACGTGTGATTTACAGATGTGGCCTCAAGGGATCTGCTACCGCACCATTTGGCTCGTTCGAGAGACTCACAGAACTATCCGGTTTTCGGATGAATCAATTCGTTCCAACTGTGTGGAATTTAATTCCACTTAGCTGGGCGGTTGATTACTTCACGAATATCGGCGACGTTCTTGAGTGCACTGCTACAACTCGTAGCAACGTACTGTGGGTCTGTCGGACAGTCATCTATGAACAGACTCGTCTGTCGCTAAGAGAGCTTGACAAGCTTGCAACTGGTCAAGCCCTTGCAGCGGCGAAGAATCTGGTCATGTATGGTTCGGGTTACGGTTATACGCTATCTACTATGAAACACGTAGAGCGGTCTTCGACTGGGCTTCGGTTTCCGACGCTCGAGTTTAAGATGCCCGCCATTGATTCCCGAAAGTGGTTAAACTTAGGGGCTTTGGTGACGCAGGCTCTCGCTTCGAGTAGATCCCTTCGTTAACTTGAAGGAAAACGAAATGGCTGTCTCGTACACGTCGCCCGTAACGGGCGCCGCGCAAACCGGCTTTACTACCCCCACGTACACCTTGTTGGTGGACATGGCGCCGGACGTGAACGCAAAGCAATATGCGGTCTCGGCATTGGGTGGCACGCAAGCGGGCGTCACGGTCTCATCCGTGGCTGCTCCGTTTACGCTGGCGTTCTGGAAGCCCAAGATTTTTAAATTCCTGGGCAAGCCGAACCCTACCACTGGTCTGATTTCCAGTGTGCCTCGTAACGTCTGGAAGCAGGTCACCCGAAAGGGTGTCTTGCCGCTAGCCGGACAACCGTACCAAGATATGGTCGTTACGACCATGATCGAGGTTCCGGCCGGTGCAGACGTTGCGGACGCTGCCAATATTCGTGCAGCTCTTAGTCTCCATATCGGCGCTCTGTCTCAACAGACCGCTGGTATTGGGGATACGAGCGTCACTGGCATCGTCTAACCATCTTTTCTTTGATCCTTTGTAGGAGTCAGCTATGTCTCGATTGTTTGAGTTGCGTTTCACGCTTCCCATCAAGAAGCTGTCCGTGTGTGATCCTATCTTGCACCAGGCTATCCAACACCTGAGGCAACAATGGGGTCCTACTATGGACAAGGACTTGATTGATATTAGTACGCATATGCGTGCTTGGGACGCGAAATCCTATCATTTTGCTCGATACCTCGTGAAGAAAAACGTTTTTGGCCTTATCAACCAGAAACATTTCACTTGGATCGATGTCAATGACAGGAGTGTACATGAGTACAACGCAGAGACGGTCAGCTCGGCCTTTGGTACCAAACCAGGAGCCGTCCGCTTCACGACGAAGCAGATCTCGGTTAAATGAGAAGCTGAAGCCCTCGAATTCTTCTTCGAGGAAGAAAAGACAGGCCGAGAGTAAGCCTATAGTTGATATAGGCTTACTCGATCGCTTGCTTTCTATAGACCTTGGTGTCTCAGGTGACGAACCTCTTAGCGAGGATCTATCACTTGAACGGGTTGATCGTATTCTGATGCGTCGCTCAGCTTTAAAGAAATTCGAAGCTGCGGCGACACCTGAAGCAGACAAGTACAGCATTACAAAGTTCCTGGAAAGGAACGAAGCTTGCCGTACTTGGCAGTTCAGGGCTGAATCCGATCTTGAAGCAATCATTGATGGGGAAATGAGATCTATCCTTCATCAGTGTTTGTTCCCGTTTTTCGACTCTTCTTTTGGGCTCGCACAAATTTCTGCGGGCTTTCAAGTAGGGCCGGGTGCAAGCATAGGTTGTGAGGAGAAGGACTTTCTTACGAAGGTCTTTCACTCTGACTTAGCTTGCACGCACCCCGATCTATACACGTTCTACCGTGCCGCACTTGGCGACGGTACTTGGGCAACCGCTGAAAGAAAAAGGTTGCTTCAATACAGTCTAAGCCTTGTGCGGGGAAGTCGGTTATCAACAGTTCCTAAGAAGGTTGATGAGACGCGTGTTATCTGTACCGAGCCTCCTCTGAACATGCTTTTTCAGAAGGGGATCGGCGCCATTCTCGAAGGACGCCTTAGGGCATTCTTTGGGATCGATATCAGAAAGCAACCTGATATCAACAGACGGCTGGCGCTACTGGGGTCCTTGTACGGTAAGTATTGTACAATCGACCTCGTTGGCGCTTCGGATAGCAATGCACGCCGACTTTGTTCACATGCTCTTCCGCCACTAGTTCATTGGTGGTTGGAGCTTTCAAGGTCACCACGTACTATCCTTCCAGATGGTACGGAGGTTGAGCTGCATATGATCTCGTCTATGGGGAATGCTTTTACTTTTCCCTTACAGACGATGATCTTCGCGTCAATCGTGATGGCCTGTTACCGCGCACTAGGGTTACCAACCCCACGGTGCGATGCTACAAAACCCACGTATGGCGTTTTCGGTGACGACATTGTGTGCCTCGATGAGGCATATGGAGTTGTCACAAAAGCGTTGAACCGATACGGTTTTGTGGTAAACGATGACAAATCGTTTAGTAGCGGGTCTTTTCGCGAGTCCTGTGGTGGCGACTATTGGAAAGGACACTTCGTAAGGGGTGTCTATATCCGGAAGTTGTCATCGCAGGCCGACCTTTACTCCACTTTGAACAGGCTCGTGAGGTGGTGTGTAAGGACTGGGGTAAATCTTGAGCTTACACTGTGGTACCTTGGGAGTCGGTTCCGTCGGAAGATTCTAACGGTACCGTTCCAAATAGGTGACACAGGTGGGCTTAAAATCCCTTGGTCTTTACATGTACCGCAATGTAGTGACTCGTTTACTCGCCAGACGCTCTTTAAAAGCCTCGAAGCGAAAGCGCGAACCTACAAAGCTCCTCTCGGTCCTGATCCTTGGAAAGCTTCTAAAGATGGCCATCATCGTTTATACAACGGTGATGGCGTCTTGGTTGCTTTATGTGGAGGGTATATCAGGGACGGACGTGTTGCACTTCCTTTGGAAGATAGCACGTCTTTTATAGTCCGCTGGCAAAGTGTCCCGTTTTGGGATTTTGTCAGCAAGGCCGCATCTGAAGAGATGCGAGGAGCGGACTGGAAGGTCCGCTCCGCCCAGTTCC